GTCCCCTGCGAAACAAATGCGTTCATCTCCTTTGAGATTGTACTGCAGAAAGGTGAAAAGCATATTGGCCATCGTGTTAAAGAGGAACGTACTTGCCTCTCCTGAAAACCTCATGATGGAGAAATTGCCTAACTTGGACCCAAGATGCGTCTTTATGTACCTGTAATCCTCAATGAGATCATTGGGTAAACCTAGGAAGCGCATGAGGCACAGCTCAAAAGCCGTGATGTACTGGTCCTGGCTGGCATCGAAAGCCTCATAATCTGATTCAGTGCACAAAGCTCCAAAAGAGCCACGTTGAACCCAAGCATCCAGCTCGCTTAACCCCTTACCGGAATGAATGTAATACTTCTCCGGCAATGCTTCATGTAACTTCTTCTCAATGTATCTCATGTATGGTGCAAAGCGGCACAGTACAGAATGCTGAAAGCATACAATGGTTTGAGCAGCTTTTGCATCTCGGAAACGGTTATCAAACTTGGTGCACAGCTGGGACTTTGAGAAGACTAACCCAACATCGGCTAACCAATCCTTGCAAGACCTGTTGCTGTGATTCTCAATCGTGGCTGCACTTTTGCTTGTTTTCTTTTCCTCAAACTCAAATTTAGCTGATTCCATCATCTGCGCGTTGTGTGCAGGCTTCAGTGGCACGCGGCTCAAGAACTCTTTTAGTAAGAAAGGACCATATGGCATAGCCTGCTGTAATTTCGCTGCTTCTTTCATGGGGCAGGAAAACCTCAGCCTCTTGCGCACAGCCATTATAAACGTTACAGTATCAGAAGCGCGATGGCGCGGGTATATAGTCTCAAAACGCTCGGCCGCATTGGTTAATTGCCTACCTAACTGCTTGGAGTGCTCATCAGTGAACTGTTCCGATACGAGATATCCCATCCGTTTTTCCCTGAACTCCTTAGCCAAAATCTTGTGCACCCATTGGGCCCTGACCCCTTCCAGCTCGCATTGAGGGAGGTGGGTCCTGAACCATTCATTGGCAGCCACCTCTTCGATCAAATCAACATCCTGTATATCCTCAACTTGCAGCAGGTCAATCATCGTTTTTAGCCAGGGATCACCCACGAGTTTCAATTCCCGCTTCTCC